TTACCTGATGGAGACAAAGCACCTTTTCAACAAATGACTTTTACTTTAGCAGATGAACAAGCCGAGCAAATTAAAAACGCAATAGCAGATATTAAAGAAACTGAAGAATATAAATATTGCGAAACAATGGGCAACGAAAACACGAATGGAAACGCACTTTATTTAATTATAATGCAATGGGCAGAGCAAAGGAGATAATAGTTAAGGTTATACCCGCAAAAATTGCTAATGAGTTTGTAAAGAAACACCATTATAGTGGCAAAGTCGTTAATTATAGTCAAGTACATTTTGGTTGTTTTTTAGATAATAAATTGCACGGAGTTTTAAGTTATGGTGGTTCTGTTAATAAAAGAGCTTTGTTATCTTTAGTAGAAAATTCTGAATGGAATGATTTTATAGAACTAAATAGAATGGCTTTTGACGATTATTTACCGAAAAATTCAGAAAGTCGCTGTATTGCAATATCAATAAAATTATTAAAAAAAAATGCACCAAAATTAAAATGGATTATAAGTTTTGCAGACGGTGTTCAATGTGGAGATGGTACAATATATAGAGCGAGCGGTTTTTATTTAACAAATATAAATTCTAATGTAGAAACTTATATGTTAAAAGACGGAAGTATAGTACAAGGTTTTGGAATACGAACTGGAGGTTATATTAGTTGGTTAAAACCTTATATTAGTAAAAATAAATTTGACCAATTGAGAAGCGGTGGAACAAAAAGTAAAATAATACTTGACTATATTGGAGCTAAAAAAGTTAATGGAAATATGTTTAGATATATTTATTTAATAGACAAAACGTGCAAAATAACCGTTCCTATTTTACCTTTTTCAAAAATAGATGAATTAGGAGCGGGTATGTATAAAGGGAAAAAAATAAGCCTTACTGAACGCAAGGCTTTGAGCGATGTGGTAGATTCGAACTCCAACTCTTAACTGGAATGTTAAGCGTGTAACCATTACACTAACATCGCAATACAAATATAATAATAAACAGCGAAATTACAGCGAAATGCCAAATAAAGAAAATATAGAAAAACACGAATTCAAAAAAGGCGAAAGCGGAAACCCTAACGGAAGACCTAAAGGAGCAAAGAACCGCAGTACAATAGCAAAATATTGGTTAGAAGTTAATCAAAAGCTAAAGAATCCTTTAACTAACCAAGAAGAAACAATGAGTCAAGAAGATTTAATGACTTTAGCACTAATTAAAAAAGCACGTGAAGGCGATGTTGCTGCTTACAAAGCATTAATGGATAGTGGTTATGGTGCGCCATTACAACAAATAGAACAAACGATTTTAGAACAACCATTATTTCCTGATGTTCAAGAGAACGACAGCAACGAATAAGGTACTGGCTTTAAAAAGACGAACTAAAATAATTCAGGGTGGTTCGTCGGCTTCGAAAACGTATTCTATTTTAGCCGTACTCATAGATAAAGCAACAAGAATAGCAGGACTTGAAATAAGCGTAGTAGCTGAATCAATACCTCATCTTCGTAGGGGTGCATTAAAAGACTTTCTTAAAATACTTAAATGGACTAATCGGTTTAACGATGAGCAGTTTAACAAATCTTTATTAACCTATAATTTTAAAAATGGGAGTGTTTTTGAATTTTTTAGTGCGGATGATAGCTCTAAGTTACGTGGTGCTCGGCGTGATATTCTTTATATTAACGAATGCAATAATGTTACCTTTGAATCTTATAATGAACTTTCTATACGGACTAAAAAAGAAGTATTTTTAGACTTTAATCCAGCAAATGAGTTTTGGGTTCATACCGAACTAAAAGACGAACCTGATGCAGACTTTATAATTTTAACCTACAAGGACAACGAAGCTCTTGACAAGTCAATTATTGACCAAATAGAAAAGAACCGAGAAAAAGCGTCAACAAGCACGTATTGGAGTAATTGGTGGCGTGTATATGGCTTAGGTGAAATAGGAATGCTTGAGGGTGTTATATTCAGCAACTGGAAACAAATAGACAAAGTTCCTGCAGATGCGAGATTAATAGGAATCGGTTTAGACTTTGGTTACACGAACGACCCAACAGCAGCAGTTGAAGTTTATACATGGAACGGACAAAGAATACTTAATGAACTTGTTTATAGAACAGGAATGATAAACAGCGACATTGCTAAAATACTACCTGACAACGTACCGATATATGCGGATAGCTCCGAGCCTAAGTCAATCGAAGAAATAAGACGCTACGGAAAGACGATAAAAGGCGTAACAAAAGGCAAGGACTCAATAAACTTCGGAATTCAAATAATGCAAAGCCAAGAATATTTAGTAACGTCAAACAGCGTTAATTTAATCAAAGAGTTAAGGGCATATTGTTGGGATGTTGACAAAGCAGGAACACGCCTAAACAAACCTATTGACACAAATAACCACGCTATCGACGCTTTACGATACCATGAAATGGAAACCTTAGGGCTTAAAAGAAATTACGGCACATATAATTTACGTTAATGACAGACGATACACCGATATTAACCCGAGAAGTTGAGCATTATGTGTATATTAGGACGGGTAAGCGTGTGAAGATAGTTTTTAACGACGCCCAAAGTATAAGAAAGCATTTAATGATGTTAGGCGAAGCGTATGCCGTTGCCGTGTACTACAAAAAACACAATCAAACGTTTAAATAATATGAAGTTAGAATTAGTAGTTCCAACAAAACTTAGTGAAATCCCTTTAAAGAACTATCAAAAGTTTTTAGGTATTGCCAAAAACACGAATGATGAAGTTTTCTTAGCTGAGAAAATGATTCAATGCTTCTGCGGAATCGAGTTAAAAGACGTAGTTAAGATTCCATTTAAAGAAGTTGAAACGCTAAGTGTACATTTTGCAACGATGTTTAAGCAAAAGACGGAATTCAAAAACCGTTTTAAAATTGCTGGAGTTGAATTTGGTTTTATTCCTAACTTAGAAAATATGAGTTGGGGTGAGTATATAGACCTTGAGGCGAATATAAGCGATATAAGCACCTTTCACAAAGCAATGGCTGTTATGTATCGACCTATAGTAGAAAAACACGGAGACAAGTATAAAATAGAGCCTTACGAAAGTTCTGTTAACTATTCCGAAATAATGGAAAACGTAAGTTTAGATATAGCACTTTCTGCAAAGGTTTTTTTTTACAATTTAGAGAACGAGTTGTTGCAGGCTACCCTATCTTATTTGGAGACGGAGATTCTGAAGGAGAAGGAGATTTCAGCGACTTTAGCGAGAGAACTCAATTTAGTAAACAGTGGGGCTGGTATCAAAGCATTTATGCAGCAGCTAAAGGAGACATCACAAAGTTTGAAGAGGTTACCAAACTACGACTTACAACAGCACTTACCTTCCTTACTTTTGAAAAGCAAAAAGGAGAAATCGAGCAACGTGAATTAAATAGACAATTTAAAAAAGGGTTATGAGTTATTACGGAATATTAAATATTATAAAAACGGAGTTACAAGCAACGAACTTAGTTAACACGGTTACCGAGGGTAATATTTTCGATATTGATTTGGCGAAGCAAACAATTTTTCCTTTGGCTCATATCATTGTAAATAATGCAACGTTTGAAAGTAACGTGATCCGTTATAACATTTCGATTATTGCCATGGATATTGTAGACATATCAAAAGACGAAACAACTGATATTTTCATAGGCAACGACAATGAACAAGACGTATTAAATACTCAGATAACGATGTTAAACCGTGTTTACGATAAACTTGTAAGAGGTGACTATTTTACTAACTTAGGAATAATAGACGGCAACCCAACGTGTGAACCTTTTATTGAGCGGTTCGAAAACAACTTAGCAGGTTGGACGATGACCTTTGATTATTTGATAGGCAACGAAATGACTATTTGTAATGACTAACAGACAAGAAGTTTTAGATCGTTTTGTTAAGCACGTTGTTAGCCAAGCTAAAAAGAATTTAACGACTACGAATAAGAACGCTTCTAAGAAACTTTATAACTCAATTAAAGGCGAAGCCAAGGCGTTCCC